GCTTCTTTTCAAGTCGCTCGCTTGAAACAAGCTCTTGGAATAATGAAAAAGGAATAAGTTTGTTGGATTCTTCCTCTCTGGCTTTGAAGCGAATAAGGAAGTTTTTATTGATTTTTTGCTCTGTAAATGTCATCGTCTTGTCGTTTATTACACTGCAATAGTAATGAATAATGTATAATATCCTAAACATTTAAGGAAAAAAACTTACTGAAAAGCTTAATTTCTTAAAATCTTTCGAATAAGCGACGATAATTGAAATGAAGTATGTTTGGGTGCATCAAGGGCAGTTCTTTAAAACACTGCGAGATAATCACGACAAGCGACGAAGAATCTGATTGCTTATAAAGATGCAGGGGAGAATGAATAAAATATGTATTTGTGAAAGGAGCAGCCAAACACCAAAAACAGCAGCAGTGAAGTAAACATTGAAACAAAGGTGACACATGCCAGCAGCTTTCCACCAGTTCATCTTTCGAACCTTTCTTTTTTGACGGTTCTGAATCTTAACAATTTCAAGAACGGGAATATCACCAATAGCTTTTTTCATCTGCACTATTTCATTCTCCGCTTCCTTAACTGCGTCACACAGCTGGGTTGAAACAAGCTCTTCTTTCTCGTTGTACTTCCGTTCAATCCATAGTCCATACCAACTAAGAATCCTCGTTCTGTTTGTATTCCCATTTTGAGGGTCGCCAATAATGAACGAAAAGAACATGGTGCCGAATGCAGCAATAAATGAAATGTAAATTGATTCGAGGATTTGAAATATCATACTATTGTCTTTAATCGAAATGTCCAACAAGTTTGACCATCTACTTCTACAATCTCACCGTCAGCGTCGTAGATTTCTACCTTGTATTGGTAGTCTTCATTTAAGCCCTCGAAAGGAATTACAACAGGCTGGCCGATTGTTGGTTTCACTTTCTTTTGGTGAATACTACCATTGAACTCATATACATAAGTTAATACTGCCGCAGTGTCATACAGCCCTTCGAAAGCGTACTCTTCATCACAGAAAGGGAAGCATCCAATATTCAAGCAATCACAAGGAGAACAATTCATAGGTCAAATTTATACAATTTCAGACAACTCGTTGATAAGTTTCAGTTGGTCTTTTACTCGGTTTCGAATCGATGTCAAAGCAGAAGCATAAGAACCACTGGCATCACTGATATCAATAGTGTAGGGTAATTCAGTTTCGTTCACGCCATGCTTTATCAAAACAATGCCAGTGGCCTCGTCCTTAGCATAGTCGATATTAATTTGGCGAAGTTCAATTGAGTCGTATTGAATCTCCATTTCAGGGAGAAGCCCCTGAAGATGATCATTTGATTGAGTGAATATTTTCATGGGGCGTCCCAGTTTTTGACTGCGTAAACTACGGTTAAACTAATATAGGTAGCTGCGAACCTTCTTATGTCACCGGCCGAAATGATCAACCAGGCAGATGTTCCGCCTTCTTTCACAAGTGAAGTCCAAAAATTAGAACTCGTGGTTGTTCTGTCGAATGGATTCGAAGCATGATAATAAGTCTGTGTAAAATCACAGTAAAGGCGAAGGGACTCTTCAATACAAGGAACACGCCAATTGGTTACTCCTCCAACATTTAAAACGTCACATTTATGACAGGCGTATTCGTGGGCGTTTGCGAAACCCTGCGCGGCGTAATCACTTAACAGCCCAAGGTCGGCGGAGTAAATCATAAGCCCCGAATATACATCAATGATGATGTAGTCAGTTCCCTCACCATTAGTGTACTCAAATGCCGAGCCATTCCAGGCTGGGGTGCCGTTGTCCTTCAGGAATCTATCAAACCCTGATAAATGATTTGGCGTACTTGCGTGGAGCGTGTACTGGTCAACAAGCCTCATTCTGTTCCCGGTGTTATCCGCTTGAACTCTATCGAAAATACCGCTGTTCCACTGGTCCATAAAATCACCAGCCCAATAACTTACTTGGTCCTGAACCGCTGGCTTAACATAGTGAGGAATTATAGGTATTTCAGGGCAGTCAGAAGCGACTGTAATACGCACAATGTTCGGTTCAGTGATATTGTCAATTGTGATATCCGCTGCGTCGTGCATAATCTTCACTCCCTCTGTGAAAAACAACTCTTCAAGAAGAACGTCATTGATATCAAGAATTGGACTGCCTACAATTAAGTATGTTCCTCCTGCAGCAATCGTATCAACCAACACTGGGGCTCCTGTTCTTTGTTCCCTGTAAATGGTTACTCCTTGACAAAGAGGGTCGTTGTGAATAATCTCATCCCCTGGAGCATAAAGAACGGCAGGGCTTCCATTCAGCACAAAACTCACCGCGGCTACATTGTATGACGTTCCGCTTTGAGCAGTGGCAAGAAGATTGCCATCGAAGTCAAAGATTGATACCGGTAAACAATCCACAACCACAGGTTCTGAAATATCACCACAAAGAGAAATAATGTCACAAGCTTCACCCTTGAATGTCCAACGAATTTCAAAGTCGAACAATATCAAGTTCATGGTCATATTAATCTTCGCAGCATCCCCATCGGTTTCCTCTTCAAGAATCGAATTCCTGTCCGTTGAAACTGAAACAGGAACGATAGAAGCGGACGGAGTATTGAGCAATCCTGTGAGCAGCTTGACCAATGACAGAGTAAATCCTTCGGGAGTTTGATTCCCCCTGTGCATCAGCACTAACCTCATTTCACTTCGCGCCTCCCACTGCTTCACACTGCTCAACTGTCTTTCTGCTTCGTCAATCGTGTAATCGTCGTCACCTCTGAAACGCATGTATCCGCTCGAAATAAGCATGTCGCCAATTCCAACGTATCGGTCTTGAAAAACGATTTGTCCTTTCTCGTCCTTTCGAGCAATGCAGTGAAGCTCTTCAATTCCGTAGTTGTTTTGAATGGCCGTCTTAATCGATTGAGCAATCTGATACAGGTTCATAGATTCTTGAGAATTGTGTTATTCAATCGGTCAGTGATAAGGTTTTCGATTTTCTCTTCCTCTTCCTTCCGTACAACAAAGATATCTTTTCCATACTTCTCCTCAAGGTGCTCTGCTCTTTTAGCCATGTCATTGTCCGTGAAGCCAAGCTGAACGCCTTTCTTTGTTTTCCCTGCCTTAACGGTGCTGAATAAACCGCTGCTGAGATTCAAATCAACGTACTTCGTCTGTCTGCCAACCAGTCTTCTAAACTCCTTATATCCTTCTTTGAGATATCTGCTTTTCTTTGCGTTTCCGTTCTTGAATTTAGACTTTCCATTCTTTCCCTTTGGAGTCAATTTCTTATTGCTGATTTGCGACCCTGTGGACGACTTTTGGCCAGCGATGGACACATAGTATGGAGAAGTGGAATAAACGCCAATCTTGCCCTTTACTGCTTGCCCTTGCACGAAAATTCTACGCTTGAAGTCTGCCTCGATGTTATTAGCAGCGATTATCTTGATTCCTTCGATTTCTTTTGCGAGAATGCTTGAAAGCTTATTCAGCTTCTTTATCACTTCCTCGGGAGTCTGGTTCGACATTGTTTTTCGTAATTAGTGACCGCAAGCGTTCGGGAAAAACAAACTTAACTCGATTCCATATATCAGCGCCGCTCGTTACTCCAATGTTTTCAAGATTCGACTTGAACTCGATTAATCCAATAAAGGTTGCCGTGAGGTATGTAATCGGGAGCCCTTGAAAGAATACTCTTGACATTATTTCACTCAATAGAATAGCTAAGAAATAGTCAATGATTTTTGAGATAGAACGCCTTAATCCTTTAGAGTGAATTTTATGCCCTTTCTTTCGTGCCGCTTTCGTGCCGGTTAGCAAATCAACGAACACAAGCAATGACACAGCTAAAAGATAAGGACCTATGGCGACAACAAGTGCAGACAGAATCGTTATCGAGATTCCGAAAAGCTTTTCAGCCAACTGCAAATCTTGTATTTTCTTGAGTATTGTTAGCATTTTGAACAACCAGATTTCTTGACTTTTGGGGTCTTGACTTTTGTTGAAGTAGTTCTTTTAGTTGTCCTTGGTTTAGGGATGTAAATTCGCATTCGATATTCCTCCGCAATTAAAACAGTTTGAATCAATTCGTTGCAAGTAGTGAGCCAGTCCATTCATCCCGTTGTCGAGATAATTTGGATAATTTACTTCTTGCCATTCTGCAATTTTTTCTTCTGCCCACTCCCTACGATGAATAGCAAGGAAATTGAGCCTATCAGTCGATACATGTTCTTTGAGTGTTTCGATGCCTACCTTATACAGTAGAGCGTTCTTAAATCTTTGCAATACAAAGCAGATAATCTTTTCCATATTACAAACGGCTTGAACGTCCATGGACAGGCCGTAAGTGTAGGAAAGATTCTCTACATCATCTACCGTGCCCGTGGCTTTAAGAAACTGATACCCGCTATTGCAGCCGTGGCACCCCGAAAAGAGCATGGTATTCTTTAGCTGTGTTTCGTAAACTGTTTGGCCGTTGGTTATCCACTGCAGTTCAATCAATCCTGTTCTTGAAATGAATTGAGTGGGAATCTCAATAACGCGATTAGTCGTGTCTATTTCATAGGTCTTGGATAATCCGTTTCCATCGGATAAAAGAACCTGAGTCCCAGGCACTGCAGAAAACGACTTGATGTATATTGAAGTACAAACAAGCTCCATGAAGTGACTGCCTCGAAGTTCCACTTTTATCCCAGTCATTCCCACGGGCACAATCTTGTGGTCTTCTTTGAATTCACCGAATCCACCGAACTCTACATTACCAGAGTCACGCAGATATCCCATAAGGTGAGTACGAATATCCTCAACCATTAAATTACCTGCCCTGAGAACAATACTGTTGAATAAAGCTGCTCCTGACTGCTCCTTGCCGGGCTCAATATTTGCCACGGATTTCAAGGTCATCCCTTCAAGGTCTTCAAGGTAAAGACCAGTCGTACTGGGCTCAGTCTTTAACTCTTGAACCAATTTTCTTATTCCTATTGCATTAATGAGGCAGTCCATTTCTTGGGATTCTTCGATTTATGCTTGTTCTGAATCTTCTTTTTTAGCAGCTTCTTTCGTTGCTGATTTGGGAGCTTCTTTCTTGCCCTTCTTCACTTCAATTAAAGTGATAGACTTGCCGCTTACTTCAAGCCAGTTCTTTTTCGCAAAAGGAGCTAAAATAGATTCCACTTCCTTGTCGCTTCCTGTCGGCTTACCATTACTTCCTCGAAGGAAAAAATCAGCCTTGTCCTCGCTTGATTTTGTGTCTAAACAAAGAATAGGATTGGAATTTAATGCCGCAAGAGCTGCGCTCATTAATCGAGGCTTCAAGGACATTACTTTTGATTTGTTCTGCATTTTCTTAAGAATTAAAAAAAGGGGAGAAGCGAACCTCTCCCCTTTCGATTATCAAGGTGCTGGCACCGCCATTTCTGCATCATAAATGAAGCAGTTGTTCGTTCCAGCTCTATCATCACCCACTTGGTAAATGCCTGCTGGCATTGTCCAAAGCTTGTAGTTCAAGTAGAAGTAAATTTTGTAGGTCTTGGTACAACGGTCATAGTAAGCGTCATAGTCAAGCTCTATTCCATTCACTGGGTCAACCACCGTGCTCTCAACACTTCTGTCGTCCACCATAGCGAACTCACCTTTGTTGAGATTCCACTTCAAGAACTGATTCGCTCCCGATGCAAATGCAAAGAATTGGTTCGCCTCAGCTGTGACAGCCGCAATATCTTTATCTCTAAAGAATGCGAACTGTGAAGTTTGGTCGATTGCTTGACCATAGTTATTGCAGCATCCAATTCCCTGCAAACGAGTATATCGGTCAATGTTTCCATTACCAACAACTATTGGTCGAGAATCAACTCCAAGATTCGAGAAGTCAGAATTCATTTCAAACTCACCATTCGGGTCAGCTTGGATGATTAAGCCCTCTTGAGCCAAGAAATTAACTGCTTTCCCTGCAGCAACTCCACCGTAGAAACCTCCCGCCTGTGCAACGTACTGAGCGATAAGGTCTTTATTAATGGAGCGGAATAATGCACTCATTCTCGATGCAGCCGCATTCGCACGATACTCGGCAGGACCTTCACAGTAGTTACGAAGTTCATCTTTCGTAAACTCCATCACTGGACTTCTACGGAAGGAATCGATACTAACTAAGGCCTCATTCGGCACGATGGAGATTCCATCTGCTGTGCAAATATTGACATCTTCGTCAGAAGTCTCAGACTCAAGGCCTGGGGTGAACCAACGAACGATTACATCTTTTCTTTTTCCGTTTCCCGGATTAACCGCAACGGCTTCTGGTGTGCCAGAGGTGTTTTCACTTGACACGATGGCATCCAACAGACCTGTAGACTCCCTTTTCATTGCTGGGTAGTTGTTACCCGCAAGGTCGTTCAAATCTTGTTGCATGGTTTTGCAAAAATCTGCTAATTCCACGTCGTTAAATTTTGTTGATTGTGCTCAATAGAACGTAAGGTGAGCAGTTCCTTCGGTTGCCTTTCAGTGTAGGGGGCATCCCTCAGCCAAGAAGCAAAAAAAATGAGCCACAGATTTAATGCTATGGCTCAAAGATATGAAATAGAATCGAATATTATTCTGCCGCCTTTATTTTCTCGGCATGTGCCTGAGCTTTCTGCAGTCCTGGGAGCTTGCTTGTGTTCGCAGGAGGTGTCGGGGGTGGTGGGTTATTCGGGTCAGGATTGGCATTGCTTTTCTTGATAAGCTTGTTCTCTTCAAGAATTGACTTGATTGCAGTGTCAGCCTCAATCTTCGTGTTCTTGTCGTCATAAGCATCAAGTTCAGTTCCTTTCTGCAGGAGCTTCAACTTACCATCAACTCGCTTCACATCGTACTTTGAAAGTAGCATGTTTACAGTTGTGGTTTCGGCGAACTCAAGGGGAACGATTAGTTCATGCTTTCCAACCAACTTACCAAGCTGATTCGAGGTAATCCAATTCTCCTTCTCCGCTTCAAGCTTAGTCTTCTCCGCTGGAATTGTTTGAGAAAGAGTTTCGTTTTCTGCCTTCAACGTTGCCATCTTCTTATTCAAAGCTTCCAACTCCTTATTCACATCACCCGAACTCTTGCCCGACTTTGTTTTGCACAAGTCCATCAGAGAATCAAATTTTGTGCTTTCGGGCAGCGCATCATATTCTTCTTTCGAAACGTCAAAAAGCTTCATCAGCTTGTTTTCTTTCGATGACAGTAGTTCACCGCGAACAGACTTTTTGATTGGGTCGATGAAAGAAGAATCGTTCATAAATCTTTCGCGAAGATTTGCGAGTAGCCCTTGTGTCTCAACCTTAACATCAATATCCTTTGCCTTTTCAGCATCAAGGAATTTTTCGATAGTCTCAGACTTCATGCCCGCTGCTATCAATAACTCTTTTAATTTATCCATATCAACATTTATTGCAAGGGCTTAGTCGTTTTTTGAAACTTCCTCAAGTCTTTCTTGAGCTGCTTTCTTAACAGTCACACGAGGGTCATTCAAGTAACCTTGAATTCTCAACTTGTCGTCAAGAGTCGCAATGAGCTCAATGATTTCTGTAGCATTTAACTTCTCTTCCCTCTCAATCACATATCGCTGAACCTTCTTGCCGTTCTGCTCAAATGTTTGCTTTGCGAGGCTTGTTCTGTAGGCTTTTTCAGAAAGCTTGAACAACCTGCCAGTGTGTAGGTCTTTAATATTGACCGCTGAATTTTTTACCATGGTATTGTTTTTTTGATAATAGTTTGACAATGAGTATCAAAGATAGATGTTTTCCTCAGAAACACCAATCTCACGACACCACGAAGGAACATTGAACGCAGGGCACTCCTTTGAGCTGACTTGGTTATGACCAAGAATCTTGATTTTGGGGAACTTTGAGATATGGTCCAGTACCCAAATTTCCATGGCCAACAGTTGCTGAGGTGTTCTTGTGTCCTCTGCTCCTTTTGCTCCCCGACCACCTTCGTAAACGAAATGTCGAGTAGAACTGTTCATCCCTGCAGCGCCCCAAGTCTTTTCCTTTTCATCAACCCAAGGGTCTTCGTTGTACGGTGTCAATTCTAAGTACCCTCCTTCAAGAGTCCACATTCCAGAATACCCTAATCTATTCCACCCACGGCCAGTGAACGTCTTTATGCTCTGCCCGTCAATAACGTCATTTGGCAAAGCTGCTAAGGACTTGAACTCTTTATCGAGATATTGATATTTCCCTGCAGCGAGTTTCTTGGGGCCCATGTGCCAACGTTGAAGCATACCTTTCGAAACCCGAAGCGATTTCTTGGTATAGGTGCAATGTATCATCAAGAACTCAAGCTCGTGATTTTTAGAGGGCATTTTTAAACGATTGAAGGTTGGGGCTTATAATGCCGTGCAATCAAGTAGAAAGTCTGTTATTCGGTTAATTTGGCACAAATAAAGCGGCCACAATCAGAATCACTCCGCTTCCTCCAATCATCCATTTTTGCCTTTCGTGCTTTCTTTCCCTTAGTGCATAGCTGCCTTGTTCTATTTCGTAGGCATCAATGACGTTCTTTAATTCCGATATTTGAAACATGTATTGGTCTTCCCTCTCGCTGCAGTTGTTAAGTTGATTGAGCCTGTTTTGAATGAGCTTCTTAGTCAGTTCAAGGTTGTAAGAACAGGATTTAAACTGTTCTTTGTACTGCTCTTTTTCAATGTGAATTTTTGCAACCGTCAATCCTTGCGAATAGCTTAGAACATAAACAGTATCACCCGCGGCATTTAAGTTCACCCCGTAATTGCAGGAGCAAGTATCAATCTGTGCCTGTGATAATACTGTAAACATCAAAAGCAGACATGTCACGAAGCTTCTTAAGTTGGTCTTCATACTTCTTTGGAATTTGTGCCCCGGACTTCATGGATTTCTCCAATGCTATCAAAAGCGATTTGTATTCTGTGTCGAGAACCTGGACTTCTTTTCTTAGCTGCAGAACAACCTTGTCAGATTCTTCGATTCTCGATTCTGTGAGAACTGATAATTGGTTGATGAATTGCGTCCTGCTTTCCTGCAGCACTTGAACCTCTTTATCCTTTTGCCATAGCATGTAGGACAGAAACCCGAGCAATAGAACCACAGCTATCAAAATGACTTTTTCAATCGTTTTCATAAATCAAAGATAGAATTTTATCGAATTGGATATGCTGTGTGCCGGCACTTGAATCCCCCACGGTTCTCGCAGAAGTTTTCGGGAACAGTAAACGGCCTCATACCAGAGCCGTTGTTATAAGCCCAAGCGATTTCATCTTCCAATACATCGTCAGAGATTTCACCCATATTCACCCATCGAATACATTGTTTTCTTGAGTCCTCAACCAAGCTGTTCACATAAGCTATCACCGTCAAGTTGTACTCTTCCTTCACTTTTTGATTAATAGCGCCCTCAAATCCATTGAACGTATCAGTAGCCACTTGCCCTGCATAGCGTTGAAGAATACCCAAATCACCATCAGCGCCTTGTATGAATTCCCTTAGAAGCTTTTCGGTTTCAGTGATGCTTGTTCCAAAGTTCACACGACTGTAGATTATCCGCTTCATGGGGCTTATGAATCTTCCGTCTACATTTGAATCAATCAAGGAGCTTATGACTTGGTCCCGAGCGATTAACTTTTGAGAATTTAATAGATTCTTTGAAATAGAAATACCATTGATTTCTTTGTGTGCTGCAGCCGTGTTCTCTGCGATTCCATCAAGGTCAAGAAGCATATCAGTGACCGTTGTTCGATAGTCTGAATCAGCCAATACACCACGAAGCAAACGAGTGATTTCATTGATTAGGTCTGCTGTGTTTCTCCCAGTCACAAACCTTCCTCCTTCAATAGGAAAGTCATACAGCTTAGACATTACTATCTTGAAGATTTCCTTTTGTACTGCAGTCAAGGAGCGAAGGAATCTCTTTTCAGCGTCGCTTGCTATTTTCTCGTTCGCATCCCAAAGGTTCATTCTAACCTTCCTTTATCATCAACAATTCTTCCCGCCACATATTCAGCCATTCCAGCGTTCAACTTGGTGAAGATAGCTTCATAAGTAGCTTCATAGAACTTGTCGCCCATCTCAAGAGCAATCTTAGCCAACACTGTAGGAGCGTGAACAGACTTCAAGAACTCTTCTTGTGTCATTGCTCCCGATGCTTGAAGGTTGTTCTTCTGTTCGGTGCTGTAGGTGAAGAATGTGTCGTAAGCACGTAGAATCTTCGCTTTGAAAAGAACTTTAGGATTTGAGCCGTACCTACTACGCAGCAAGTCCATAGATGCCTCTGAAACAATGAACTCGGGTGCTCCGTCTTTTCGAAGTGTTCCCAGTTCATCAATCAACTCCTGCTCGGACTTAACTGTAAAGGTTGGAGGAAGGTTGATGATTGGTTTATCACCCTCGTTGTTATTGATAAGGCCGCTGATAATCTTCATCGAATTAAAGACGATGTTCATGTAAACGTTCTCGCCAATCTTGTCCAGAGTAGCAACCTTGTCTTCCCTGTCGATTTCCTTTGCCGTTCCACTTTGAGCCTCTTGTATGAATAGCAGATTCAGAGCCTTTTCAGCTTTGTCAATTAGGCTGTTGGTGTGCTCCCCCATATATTTCAAAATCTCCACAGGTGGAGTGATGAATCTTACTGCAGGAACGGGGTCGGAGTTATTGTCCTGTAGAGGGCCTTTTCTTGGAGGTCTGAGATATACACCGTAGGGGCTTCCCGAAGGAAGAATAATACCGTTCCCGTCACAATCGGGGCAAACAGATTTTCTCCTGTCGTTATCGTAAATCCAACCATTCTTGCAAGAATTGTTCGGGCAAGAAATAGAATCCATTTCACGAATAGGAAATCCCGACACGGTCATAGCTCCCTGGTGGTCTGAGAACTGCCTTATAGCTTCATTCGCGAATGCTTTAAACGAGGAAAAGTAGCTTGTAAGAAATAGAATCTCGGTGTTCGTTCTGTCATTAATCTCTCCACTCAATTCGCCTCCCAGTACAATGACAGGAAGGAAATTTAACGAGTGCTTGTAGATTAGGATGTGACGGAATTTCTTGTCTTCCTTCTTACCGAACTGCTCATATCGATAATACGCATTTTCGGTGATTACATAGTAGATTTCACCTTCATAGACTTCGCCTTTGTCCGTTAAGACAATGGACTTTTCGTGACTGTGCCAAGTCATTACATGCTCGTCAAAGTGCAAGATGTTCTTTGACACAACGACATACGGCTTCACTTGAACAGCTTCATTTCCTTGCTCCAATCCTTTTCCTGCAGGAAACCAACACAGTGCGCCATTCGGGTCTTCAATCATTCTTCGAATAATTGCTTTCCGGATAAAGCCGTTGAAGGTCAAGCCGCTGAAATTGTTTTCGCTTAGATACTCGTCAATATTCTCTGGAACTTCGATGTTCACTTGAGACTTGCTGAATATGCGTTGAAGGTTGTTGATTGCCCTGTCAATAGGGTCCTTTGTGATTGGCTCGTAGGCTTGTTGTCGATACTTTTGAATGACCTCGTCCTCGTAAGGTCTGCGCTCTTTTATAAGCTTAACAGGCACACGTCCACGGGTGTGAACGGTCATTTCATCATACTCATTCGCCCACAGCTCCAAGGCTGCAGGCGAAGGGTATGAAAAGAATTCTCTAAAGAATTTTTCGTCGTCGAACATTTAGTTCAAGATTGCGTCCAGTCCTGGGATTAGAACAGGAACCATCATTTGAATTGCATTGTACTCCAATGTCATATCAAATACCATTTCCTCTTCGTTACTTTCAGAGCGAACATCGTCCACCTCTGCACTGAAATCACTGAACCAACCGTAGAACAAGTCGTCACAAGTGATATATCCAAAGACCATTCCACCAGAATTCAATTGCACTGAATTATAGAAAGCATAATCCGTGAAATTTGTATTGTCTGAATTCGAGTCTGTGAATGCTATCGACTTGGTACCACCAGTCACTTGCTGTGGTCTGCATGAAGCGAGTTTCTTTTTGGTTGTAGAGCCTTTCGGCTTGCTTCCAAGAATATCGCCTGTAGCGTGAATTTCATTTGCAGTGAGTTTCGCTGCCCATTCGTCTAAGTCCTGAAGGTCTAAGAACGTAATGTCACACCTTCCGAAAATTACTCTTTTAATTCCTGCAGGACGAGTGATGATTTCACAACCACTCCCTGCGATTTGCAGAATATCATCCGCACATTCTGAATTACAAAAAGACATTTGAAGAATGTTTAATCGACCATTGAATTGTAGGGTGGTCGTTCACCCTCGTGGCTACGTGCGCCCTTGGCAAGTCGCACGGTTCAAATATAGGTGATTTTATTCACACTCGTTTCCAATTCCTCGACATTCCTCTTTACCGAGCTTGATATTAACGTGCCAATCGTTGCCCTCATCGTTGTTCTTACACACTTCCGAAACGCTGTCAAAAGTCATTCCTTCAACTGTGAATCCTTGAATCATAAAGGCCGCGGCAAGTCGTCGAGCAACCACCTCTGGAAGCACTGCTTGAAGGACATAATCACTTGTTAATGTTTCAGAGATCACTGCGCCACCGTCTGTGATTTCATTCTGAGGACTGAGGCATGTTAATTCGAACCAAGCAGGGAAGCGGAAACAATTAGAATACTCCCAATCACCTACTTCTTGAGTTGGCTCGGTACCATAGATTGTACCGTTGCAATCAATAGCGGGAACAGAAGCAGGATTTGAACAAACATGAACAGTTTCTTCACAACGAACTTTCTTGAATGGTACACTTGCACAGTACCTAAATTCTTCGCAAACATTATTGTACTCTGGTTCATAGGTTACATCCTTCTCCCAGTTTCCAGCGATTAATTCGTGCCACTGCCCTTGGTAAACGAACCAAGCATAGTCACCGTTCACTGGCTGTGTCGGATTCACAACCCAATTTTCACCGTCGGAAACAAGAACAATCCCCGAATCGGTAAGTACAATCATATTCCCTGTCCAATCACTTGCTTGTGCTGTAATGTCTGCAAGAACAGGAGCGGAAGCAATGAACAGCCAAAGGTTATCGTCTGGAATGTCCAGTGACGAGGTACAAACTTTCACTCTGAAATAGAAGTCCTCACAGTTTAACCTTAGAAGCATCAAATCAGTGAAGCGAATATTCACATTCTGCCAAGAAATTCCTTCGGTGTTTCCTACAGCAAAACCAGTCACATATTGCCCCATCCAAGACTCATTCGTAATGTCCGCAAGAGCAACCGTTCCGTCTGCATTCATTAGGTCCAATTCAAGCCAGTGAGTTGTATCATCTACATTCCAACCATAAGTCGGATTCAATGGGTCAAGGTTAAACGTGTCCTCAAGTAAGAATTGAAGGTGCAAAGTGTCTCCCGGGACTGCAGAGTAAGCAAAAGGCAAATCGTTGTCACAGTCGGTGCAGAAATTATCCTGACCACATGTTTCAAGGCAGTCATATTTCAAAGGCAAAACTTTCTTTTCAACACCAACTTTAAAGGGAAGTGCTGAGTGTACGTTTGGAATATTAATTTCAATTATTTCTGGCATGACTTAGAATTTATTTTGTGCAAGTGCGCTCACCATGTACTGAGTGTAATCGTCAAGCTGTGTTAAATCTATCGAGAAATATCCTTGCCCCGTTACCAAGTCAAACTCATTGTCAGCGTCGAATATTATAGAACTCAACTCCTGTTCTGTCTTGTTCGCAAACGGGAATTCGGGTGGTGCTGTGTCTTCCTCTTGAATGAATGCAGCGCCGAAATACTGCAGTCCATAAGCAGCACGGTCTATCATTGGAATAAGCTTGATTTTCTGACCAATCCAGTCTGCCGTTAATTGCACCCGAACTCTTACTGAGTCAAGGTTGCACAGTGAAGTCAGTGGATATCCATTGTCGGGATTATAAAACAAGATATTCTGAATCATTCGGGTAGGCGCTGCGACAAGAACATCATATTTCTTCACTTCCAATTCTTGAGTGTAATTGTAGAAAACAGTCGTATTGAACGGGAAGGAAAGGAAGTATCTGAACATAAATCTCCAGCGAATCTCGATAGTCTTATCAGTCCAATCGGGAAATCCTTGAAGGTTGAAGTACGGTATCCTGTGGGTGAACCAATATCGCGCTGTAGAAGCGTCCTCAAAATATTCGAGAATATTGCCACTCCATGGACCTCCACCAACTCTGCTTGATGTAAATTGGTGCAATACTTCGTTCGTTCCTGCATCCACAAAGCTCACTTCAATCATATTGATGTCATTCTTGAAGCCAAGTGAAGGAAGATTATTTGCAAGAGCATCAATCTTGTACTGGCCGACATCGATTTGAAATGTGTATCGAATTCTCTCTTGTGGACATGCCACTGCTTTCCCTGCAATGGTTGTCCTTAGATTCCCCATATAATCCAAGAAAGAAAGTGTCACAGGCTCGGGAACACCAGTCACTGGAATAGGCGTTGGCTGCATAAAGGTCTGACTGATAGTGTCACCTCCACCAATATCAAGAAACAAGATGAATGCCAAGTAATACTGATTTCCTACATCAAGCAAGTCTTTATCAGCGATACAACTCAATGTGATTACTCCTGCAGCTTGTGTCACTATAGAAGGTTCTTTGAGGAATCCGATTATGGGAGCTGTGCCGACAGGAACGTTCGCGAATGCATCTTGCTCAAGCATTAAATCAGAAACAAAGCCCAAGTCATTCGCTCCTTCTTTCTTCCTAAACAGCATCACCCGCACTGCATTCAATGTGTGACCGTTATCATCGACAGTGAATTCTATTTTAGTGTCGGCATACTCACTCATTCCCGTAACGGGAACGGCTGCTCTTGTCAATTCCCAGTTTGGACCATTGGCACCAACGGTGATTGCCTCATTATACCAAGCGGCACGAAGGGGGAACTGATAATCAAGTAGTATGTTCTCGCTGAGTTGTCGAACGTAGAAATACGCTCCTAAAGAGCGCGAATTATTGTAAACACTGTTGAATGTATTATTGAACTCTGTCGCATTCATTACATGGTTCTTAACCATTCGAGCACTGTTCTTGAATAGCTGTCCTCCAAAGTAATTCCCTTGGTCTGCAGTAAGCATGAAGGAAAGGGATGCCGCGAACTGGGTGGCGCTGATTACTTCTATGCTCATTACACCGTTCAAAGCCCCAAAATAAGACTCTTCATTAGTCAGTAATACAGCGTCAATCGTTCCTGGGGCTGCAGGCATTTTCGCGAAGAATCCTGTCCATGGTTTTATGCCTCTTGGATGAAAGTACCTACCCGTCTCTACAAAGGCAGCTAAGTCAATCATCAGTTCAGCATTGTATATCTCGAAAGCAGTTGAGGAAGGGTCGCCGTGGTTGCCACTTAAATCAACTACCCACTTCACTATAATTTCGTCGCCAATACTGGGAAAGAAGTCGGCGGGTACCGATGTGACTGGTAATTTGCCGTTCGCCTCTTTTAAGGAGATTGATGTTACTGTTAATTCTGCAGTTGAAGCCATGTTTTTAAACTTTACCGAATACGGTGCATTCTCTTTTTACGTAGTCAATCTCCGCCCAGTCAATTCTCCCCTCGCCTATGGGAAGCATTATGTTCTTAGTAATGTCAAAGCTAAGGATATCCTCGCATTGAATCTTGAAAGTAAACTCAAACTCCTTTCCTTGATCGGCCAGCAGCTTTGGGTGGTCTATTGAGTGAAACCTTCCATACAGGCCCATATACGGGGCGTCCGTATCATAGGCCGTTATTGGGGCCACGTTGAATTCATTAAATAAGTATGGAAAGTTAAAGTTTTCATTTGTTCCAACTTCAAAGCCAGGGGCCACGTACCTTTCAACCCTTCCGAAATTCATATTTCCATCCCATATCAAAAGCTTGCCTTGAAAGTTTGTTCCGTTGTTCTGAATTATCACTTTGTTGTGGTCATTGATCACGCCGCCGAATATTGGGAACCAGTCATAGTCGGCGAGGACATCTCTATCAATACCATCATCACGAAAGCGGCAGGGGGCGAAGGGTAAAATATTCTCATAGATTCCCTTTTGAAGCGGGGTGAATGGCTGGTTCCATTCTACAATATCATTATACCTCTCCCGGGCTTCATTTCCACACCAATCAACCGGGTCCTCGGTATAGCTGAATCTACCGAGGGCGTATGCCTCCTCATCCCTCCATGAATAGCAGACCTTTTCTATTATTCTATTTTGGGCTTTCAATAGCTCGTAGTCAATCCAAATCTCACCAATATAGAAGAAGTCTTTTCTTTCAAATCTCAGCACCCCGTTAGTGATTCTGTAATCACCATTGAAAACAGTTTTAAGCTGGGCGAGAAATCCTTCTAAAGTAAGAATTGGTTTATTCTTCGTGATGTATTTCACGTTATCATCACGGGTGCCCTTCTCCACCGGGTTATTATAGAGAACTGTATTGTAGTATTGTGATGCCTGTGAATTAAGAATTGAGCTTTCAAAGGTGATGTCGCAAATATCACACACATTGTTGATATATGAACGCACAAGTGGTGAGGGGTGCTTCCTGCCGCAGCCAATGATATTTTCATTGATACGGTCTATCATATTTGTAAATGTCTCAATGGTATTCGTGTCGGGGTCGCCGTCAATATCGATCGAGTTTATATTGTCAATGCTGATACCCGGCACCGTATTAATCGCGTCAATAATTCCATTAATCACTCCAATAATTACATTCAGTATTTCAACGACCAGCGCAATAACAAGAGCCACAGGAATCAGAATTATGAATATCAAGTTCACTATGATTCCAAGCACCATCACAACGTCTTGCAATGCAGAAGGCCTCCACTCCAGGCAGTAAACCATTCTTGGATGCTGCTGAGATTGGAAGCCGTTTCTGTCATCGTAAATGAGAGTAGATTGTATGCACTCCCTTTTAATGGTGTCTGGCGTTCTTTCAAAGGCCGTAACCTTAACAAAGCACTCGCCCTCGCACCAATCTATAGAATCACCTCGAAGCACACCTTGGAACACTGAAAAAGGCTCACCACAGCAATCCTCTATCAGTTCAAAAGAAAGCTCATTGAACTTACCCAACGGGTCGTCAATGAATGCAGCACGTATCACTTCATATCCCGCTCCGTAGAAAGTGAGCTCTTGGGAGTAGCTTTTTGAAATACCACCTTGCTCGTCCTTTATGCGATACCGAATTGAGATACTTGAAACCCCGTCAATAGGGCTGCTCACTTCCGTTCCGTCAATGTATATTTTCATCGTGTGTCGATTCTTTTAATCTTCTTTTTTTTGCGCTCAACCAATGTCATAATTCCTCGTTCTGAAATCTTGAAGTCTGTGACAGGTTTATCAACAATCGCATTGTAGATTCTATCAAGCTTCTCCCCGTCAAGTTGTGCCGATACAGATACTTGATTCTGCCCTGCGAATACATGGTCAAGATTAACTCTATTTGAAAGTATCTTCTCGAACCACTCCCTATTGTTCCCAGTCCTCACAATCTCATGTGGCATCACGAATTCTCCTTTGTGATACGTGTACGGCTTATTCCCCAGGTTATGTGATTCGCTGTAAATGCTTCCATCCCCAGTATATCCACCTTTAAAGAACGTCTGCTGTGATGCCAAGGCTCTTGCTTGTGCCAATCCCGAAGCGAGTGCGATTAGAGTTGCTGCTATAGTGAAAGGAGCTGCGACACCTCCCTGAGCTGCAGCCTTAGCGATTGCAAGTGCTGATTCAATGATAAGCTGTGCCACGGCCAATGCTTGCTGTTTCCGAACGAATTCTTCACGCTTCTTGTTGAGGTCGTTTAACCTTTCTTCCTCTGCTTGTAGAAGCTCCGCATTTCCTTCCGAGGCAATTTCTTGGGCTGCATTTACTTGCTCTTGCTGCAGTGCGATAAGCTGCTCAACTTGCTGCTTCTTGATTTCAATCTGAGTATTGAATAGCTCGAAAGTAGCTTCAAGAACTTGCTGTATTCCTTCAAGAATGACATCGGTATTGGCCTGTGATTGCTCTTGAGCTTGGTTTCCAATTTCTTTGTCAATCTCAATAAGCTGATTCCCCAGTTTCTTATACTCAATCGCTTCTGTGTCCCCTGCAGCTCGCATCAAGTCAATTCGCTTCAACAAGAATTCCCTTCTTGCTTTCAGTAGAGCCAAGTTGTTCGCCTTTTCAAGCTGCATCATCCTCAACTGGTGCCTTTCCTGCTCCGATAGCTCCTCGTCAAGGGTAGACTTTTGCTTATCTGAGGCTTTTAGCCTGTTCTGTGCGCTTTCAAGCTCCGCCTGCGCCACACGTAGCCTTTGCAGTAGTTCCTCGAAATTTGAGGCCTCTAAGTTGGTATTCTCAAGCTCGGCCTGCAGCTCCCCGGCGTAGTCCTTCAATGCTCGAATACTTCCGGCGATCGCCCCCTCACTATCACCGGCCAGCAATGCATTACCCGCGGCAAGCTCTTCGAGGGCAACCTTATACTCATCCTTAACCGATTGAAACTCCGGGCCGTCCAACCTCAACTCTTCAGTAAGCCTCTTACGCAGGGCCTCCGCTCTCTTCTGTAGCTCAGCGATGGTGCCGGGGTTTATTATTTCGGCCACATCTTCATTCGGCTTATCTCTTTTCTTTCCGGGGTCCGAGGCGTCGGCCACAAGCTTATCGCGACGCGCTATTTCCTGCTTCAATAGGTCAAGGTCCACCAGGTCCTTCCTAATACCGGATAAGTCGTTTGATGCAGTAATTGACTCCTTAGATAAGGCGCCAAATAGTCGGTCGGTTTCCTCTCCAATTCTATTTGCAAACTCAAGGTCTGTCTCTCCGGATATAAGGATGGGAAAGTCAATATCACTAATATCAATATTTGCCAGCGCGCTTTCTATGTCCTTTTCAAGAAGCGAAACGGCACCGGCGATATCCTCCTTTGAAAACTTGGCCAGGTCCTTAAATGAGAAGCTTGAATTCGGGTCCTGAATAAACTCAAGAATAGAAATAAGGTCATCCTTTCCCTTTCGTAAAAGTCGGGCCTGCTCCTCGATTTGCTTATTTGCTTTCTCCGTTTCAGTTGCTACGTCCGTCTGCGCGTCTGCAAAGTCCCAAAGGAAGGCAATGGCCGTTGAAAGTACCGTAACAAGAAGGCCAATAGGATTGGAGGCGATGGCCTTATTAAATAGTTTGAACTTCCCGGTAGTTGATGCAGTGGCCGCTCCAAGCCCCGCCTGAGAAGTTGCGGCCCCACGATTAAGAAAGGCCAATAACTTAGTCCTTGCTGCAACAGCCGCCAATATTAGCCGGTAAGCAATGAATACCTTGATACCGGTTCCGATCGCTTTCACAATCTGCTCAAAGTTATCCGCTATAAATGTGAATGCCTTTGCAACCGGCCCCGCTGATGAAGTGAAGCGAAGAATAAGAGAGTTGTAGGCATTGCCAACCCTTGTGAGAGCGGCCTTTAATGTGGACGTATTCTTTGCCTGCTGAATCATTGCGGCCCCGGACTCTTCAACCCCCGATTTCAGCTCATCGAATCTATCAATATTTGATAGGAGTATATTTCCTGCAGTAATACCCTCCTCTCCAAAAAGCTTCATTGCCGCACCGGCCCTTTCTGCAGGATCCTCAATATCGGCGAATTCATCCCGAACCTGCTCGAGCGCGGCCTTGATATTGAACTGGCCATCAACGTAGCCCTTACCCTCCTTTGTGAGCTTTAGAATAACTCCCCTTAGTGCAGTACCGGCCTCCGCCCCCGTGAGCTGCTTGTCGGCAAGTGTTTCTGTTAATGCGATGGCCTCGGTAAATGTTACATTGTTTTGTGCAAGCACCGTGCCCGCCTTCTGGATAGTTTGGGTAAGGGTAGGAATATCCGCCGCCCCCTTCAGGGAGCCATTAGCCAGCGCGTCAATGATGCCCCTCGATTGGTCCGCTGAGAGGTTGAACTGGTTCATTACGGTGGTCAATGCAGACGCCGCGGCCGGTAGGTCAATCTTCGCCGCCTCGGCAAGAATTATGGCCTCCTTTGAAACGGCAGCCAGCGCCTCCTTATTCTCCAACAGCTGTGGCCGAGCTGAGCCTATAAGCTTGAATGCATTAACGGCCTCTTGGGCTCCAATGGTTGTGGTTGCTCCAATCTCACGGGCCTGCTCTTGGAAGAACTCAAGGTCCCCACCTGTGGCTCCGGTAATGGCCGATAACTCTGCGAGCGCGGACTCAAATTCTATAACGGAGTTGATACCACTTCTGAATACGGCCGCCAGTGATCCAATTGCAAACAAGGCACCGAATGAGGCCGCGGCAGCCTTGGCCGCTTTTCCGAATCCGGAGACTGCGCTTGTGGCCTTTGGCATTGTTGCGCCGAGCTGGGCTGAAACATTCCCCACAACCTTTTGAGCCTCCGCATATTCAAGCGAGCCCTTCTTGGCGGTGGCCATTGTATTCTTAGCCTTATCTAATTTCTTGGAGAGTGAGTCAAGCTTCTCAGCTTCACCCTTGATATTAAACTCTAAGTCCCAAATTACCTTGTTTATCTTAGTTGGCATCCCTATATTTTTTTTTGTCCTCCTCCCACTGAATGAAGGTATTCAGACTTGTATAGTACTCTTCTGCCGTGCCGCTTAATATTATTTCTTCATTTTGCTTGTCCTCCTTTGCTACTATATAGTTCTGCTTATTCAGGTTGTCTATATGGACGCTGGTGTGCTGGAAGTAGGACGTTTCAAGCTTAAGCCTCTCCCTCCTTCTTTTGTGCTTTTCATCGCCAAATACTGCAGGATATCGGTTTCTGAAAAATCCGAATACTCGGTCGTGAGTTTGTATGCAGCGGCCAAAAAAAAACCCTCCGCCTCGGGTGAGGATTGTATGAGCGCGCGCTTTCTCTTTGTGAATTCATTACTCACGCTTTGAATAGGCTCACCCTCAATAAGAAAGTAGCATGTGGCAAGCTTCATGAGCGTTTCATACTCGCAGGCCCAGTCAAGCCTTTCCTTCAGCCTTTCGAGCAGGTAGAATATCTTGCTTATCTCCCCCTTGTTACCGTATGAAACGGCCTCGGTAATAAATGCGTTGAGGTCCTCTGAGGTGACATTCATTTCGGCCTGCTTAGTTGCGGCCTCCGCGGCGAGCGCCCTTCTTGCTGGTATCTGAATGGGGTTTGCGAAAGTATAAAACTTAATGCCATCAACCGAAACCGGTAGCTCCGTAAGTGGAAAGTCCTTATCATTCTCGGTGAACCAATTTGCCAGGTGCTTAGCCGCCTTTATTCGCTGGTGGTAGATATTCACAAGCGCAAGAGCCGCCGCAACAAGAAGCGCGGATAAAACTATATTTAGTATTACTGCCGTCATTAGTTCCAGTAGATTAAATGAACGAAATTTTTGCCTTGGTGAAAGGTTGTTTTTCCTCCAGGAATTTCAATTGTCGCAAACGAATGAAACCGCCAAATCATTTTCATTCTACCGTCCTCGTTTGTAGCTATCTCAAAGTGGCTTCCTGTCATTGCAGAGTGCTTTCTCTGAATCTGAAATAAATTCGTGAAGCCGTTGCCCTTTGGTTTGTGGCTTTGTAGCTGCTTCTGTATCCGCTTGAATCTATCAACCGAAGATTCCCCTTTGACTGGGGTGTAGTTTAACTCGCTCATACGTCAAAGATAATCAAGATTTTGGCACTTGAACAAAGTTTGGAACTGCATTGTGTATCAAGTACCTATAACAATCGAGAAGGTGACCAAGCTGCGAGTTGTCGATATTCAAATACTTGTTCATTCCTCTCTTCATAATCTTAACATGACCATCAATATCAATTCCCTTCAAAACAAAGCGCAAATCGTTGATAAGGTGCTCACAGTCTTCGTCTACCTTGCAATACTTCATTCGCTGTAGAACAGAGTTGCAATATGTTCTTGAATCGGCAATACCGGGATTCACTTTGGGAACTCTAAAATCATCCCAATTGACGGGCAGTATATCTTGAACCCATTGATATTGGTTAGTGTGGCCAATCGTTCCGCTGTTCCTGTTATTCCCGCTTGCATCGCCTGTTATTCGAACTCGCATTGTGTAAAGCTCTGGAACGTCTTTAAGAATCTGTTCGCATAATGCAGGAGTATCACTATCGGGCATTCTCCACTCTCTTATCACTTGAAGGAAGCTTTCCCCATCTGTCTGAGCCAGCAAACATGTCATCGGGTCCACGTTGAAGTCAAAGGACAGCCATAATTCAAGGTTAGGGTCTATTTTGCTGCCCGTGTTAATGTGTTCTTCGGTGAAAGCAGTCATAAACTTGCCTTTGACGTTAATGTCCCATATTCCTTTGATAAATCGGTTATATGTTTCCTCGTCAAGCTGCTCCCACGCCAACCACTGGTCTTGTGTTACGAACGCATTATCATTTGGCAGTGCTTGAACGTAGTAGAACGGTGGCTTGCAGCCCTCTTCATCCCACTTATCGTGAAACGATGTCTTTACCCAGTTGTACGTTGGATTGAAGGTTGCGAACACTAATGCAGGAGCCATGGGGTGGCAATCGTACCAAGAGCCGGTCCTTTCAAGTGCCTTCTTCCAAGTTTCCTCCTGAAGCTCCTCAAGCTGCTCGAGAAGGACCCCGTTTGTTTCAAGCCCCTTGAACTTGTTCAAGTCCTTGTCGCTATTGTACCCCTCACTCTTGAAGTAGATTCTTGAGCCATTTGAGAACTCGCAGAACGTGTCACCTTGAGACATCTTCCATCGAACGGGAGTATGCTTGACTATCTTC